CTTAATTTCGCAGATCGTGCTTTGGCTACTTCGGGCAGCATTCGTGTGTAACCCGCGCTAATTGCCTTACCGAACGCTTCGCGCTCCTTTTCTGAAGTCTCTGCCCAGCGTTTGATTTGAGCCACGCGCTGGATTTCGCTTTCCCTAACTAATTGGTCCTCCGATTTAGCTGAATGTCTATCAGATATACTGCGACCCCAGGCGTCTCTAAACGCTAGATCCTTTTCGTCCCAGTATCGTTGAACACCGATCTGCGTTTTCGCACTGCGTCTGAGTTTGTCGACTTCCGGAGTTTTTTCGTAAGCTTCCGCTATTGCTCTACCGCGCTGTGTTCTTTCGAACTCGCTAATTGAGGACCAATACTGTTCTCCAGACGATTTCAGTCTCTCAATTCGTTTTTCTTTTCGTTCTATCGAAACGTTTTTGGCGCCATTTCTCGCTCTCTTTATTTGAATCAACCGATCTGTCGGCGAAAGACTTTCCCACCAGGATTTGGGATCGGGTCGACCCGCGACGAGAATGCCGTTATACCAAGGTCGAAAATTATCAAACATCATCTGCTCGTAGAACGTCAACATATCTTCAGAGCAGATAAGGACAATCTCAAAAACGAATACAGTTTTATCGGGTTCCGAATTCCACGCACTCACGAATTTCTTGTTCTTCTTTTTACTTGTGTTCAATTCATAAATATGCGCGCGTCGCCGCCCGTCGAAATTTTCCGACTGTCCGTAATAACATTTATTGTTTCGGGTATTCCGAATGCGATAAATCCCGCACTTATACGGAAAGATTACTTTACTAAAAATGCTCTGCGCGCTAAGAACTTTATCAGCCACGGTCCACTCACGATGGTTCGTTCGGTTAGAAGAGGCAATCAGCTCGAACTGGTTGCCTCTTTGCATTTTAACCCAAACGTAAGCGCTGGTAAACCCAATTAAACATCGTAGACTGCTCGCGTCGGCGCTTGATAAGTTGCTTCGCGTTGAATCTCCGCAGCAATTTCCTCGGGACGCCTGAGCATTCCGCGCTCCCTCAAATATCGAAGAGCTTGAGAGATAGCGTCAACTCTGTCATCGTGCTTGCCTTTTGGGAATTGTTCGCATTCGGTAATGGTGTCGTCTGCCCATGTCTTATCGGGTGCGATCACCATGCCGGATGTAAAGATGGGCTGAACACTGTACGCTCGGGCCAATTTATCGGACGGCCCAGGATTGACCAACTGGACGCCCCAGCTCGCTGTACGATTGAGACGTTGTATTTCTTGCGCCACCGAAATACCCGGGCCTTTGGCCTCCACAAGAAGCATATCTACACTATAACGCGTACAGGAATCGATGACGTGCTCCACGAGACCCATCGCTGCTTTTTTTCGCATAGCAAAACTTGTGTCCGATTCTCCCGGCTCTCTTAAAACATCCGGACCGTGTATTGGTAGGCGTTTGCTCCAAGCATACATCAAAATAACATTTGGCAGTGTATCACGGTCATCCAGAACCTCGGAGATCTCTCCGCGTTGAGATAAAATACGCCGCGCTGTCGCGCCCCCTCTTTGACACACGCCAAAAATTACAAAACCTGAAGGATCATTTTCAGATCTCTCTGTGTATGCCGGGTCTAAACTCGCAATTATATAATCGCAGTCGGGGTATTTGTTTGCATCGGGTTTGCCGAAAGTTTGCGCCATCTCATTGTCATACAAGACCCAGTCTGAGCGCTTCCAAATTCCTCCTCCACGGGGAGATGGGCGCTGCTGAAATTGCCCGGCGGAAGCGTAGACGCCCATTACTGCTTCGTCGCGTTCAACAACTGCTAATGGGAATCGAGCAGGAAATAACAGTTCGCCGTCATCCTCTCGCGGGTCTTCAAAACCAAGCTCTGTATAACATTTTCGATCAGGTTCAAACCGCATCGGAAGACAAAGATGTACATACCCCAAGTTCTTTTCGAGTATCACTCCAGAGACATCGCCTTCATGGAGGCGCTGCATGATGACGACGATGGCCGACGAATCAGGGTTTGAAAGCCTTGTCGGCACAGCTTCCAAGAAGCTGGTAATAGTTGACTCGCGTTGAACCTCTGACAACGCGCCGTCAACCGAATGCGGGTCGTCGATGATCACACGGTCCGCACGTACACCCGTCAGCGACTGAAAGGCCGCAGCTTCTCGGAAGCCCGTCGCGGTGTTTTCGAACTTTGTTTTGGCGTTTTGATCTCCGGTTAATTTAACCGTATCTCCCCATCGCTTTTGATACCAATCTGATTGGATCAATCGACGCATTTTCGTCGAGTCTCGGATCGCGAGGTTCTGGCTGTGCGCCGTACATAGATACCGAGTGGACGGCATGCCTTTCGGTCCCCACTCCCAAGCAGGCCAGAACACGTTCGTCAGCAAGCTCTTCATCGTTCCCGGCGGAACGTTTACCAACAATCGATTTATATCCCCATCGGTAATCGCTTCAAGGTGCATACAAATTGCATCGATATGCCAGCCATGAGTGTAAGGCTGCGATGGTTCAATTACAGTCCACGCTTGGCGGGTGAATTCAGCTAAAGACTCTTCACACCGCCGCTTGCTGCGTATCAAACGCAATGCGTCTACGGCCTTCGCCAGCTCTATCTTCTCTGATAAAGGTAGCTGATAGACGACCTCCGGATCAAGATCTATGTCTTCTAAATCAAACATCCTCTTCGTCAACTACCTCGTGCGATGACTCCTCGACCTTGCCCTCAATATATTTACCCGTGATCAACCGAACAAGCTCGGACTCCGAGAACCGATCATACACCCCGACTGTAATCTCTGTCTGATTCTGCGGCTTACCATGGCCACGATCCAACAACTGCGTTGCTGCGTTAATTCGATGCTGGTCGCTCGCCTTTGGATTGCGCATAATGTCAACCAGAGTCATCAATGCCTCTGCGCTGAACTCTTTCGCCGCACTCTTAAGGTCGCGCTTGACGCTCTCCTCAAACAGCTGTTCGGGTGTCAAAACCTTCTTTGGTCGCCCTAGCGGATTGCGGTTGTTTCCAGGCTGGAACCGCGTCGCCAACTGCGCTTCGCTCGGAGTTCCTCGTGACATAGTTCAGTTTTCCGCTTTTTCGTCCAATAAGTCCGCTTTCCTCCACGGAAATATTCGGAGCACTTTGTGTATTGTATACTAAATCGGATCTTTCGACAATAATCGACTTTCGACCTCGTCCCAGTTCCAGTTTCTCGCGCCGATTCCCTCGATCGGAGAGAACTTCTTCAACCCAAATTCCTCGAGCTCTAAGATCTTGCTGCCCTCGATTACGAACAACTCGTCCTTCTTACGACGCACTGCGATAAACACTCTTCCACCTAACCGGGATACGCGATGAATAAACGGTATTTGGAGCGGCTGAAATTTGCAGCGCCAACCCGACGTCTGTTTAAATTCCACGAGCCCCATCGTTCCACCCGGAGCGACAAACAACGAATCAGGAATGCCCGGACAAACTGCTCCAGTCTCCAATCTTGACCACAACCAATCTGGCGTATGGCTTTTGAATATCGGATACAGTCCACCATCAAGTGCCAAGATGGACATCCAACGTATGTTTCAAATCACGATCCAGATTGTCGCGACCTCGTAACCATTTGAGGTAATCTTTGGGGATCTCCGCGAACTCTTGTCCACGATGCTTCCCAAAGCCAAGTTTCCTTAAAAGCACAGGTTCTTGCGTGATCGCAACCATTTCTTTCGCAGTCGTTGTCGTTAACAAGTGCAGCATTAGCTGCGCAGTTGTCCGCGCGTCGAAGAGTGCTGAGTGGGGCTGACCATCCCGACCATCTCCGCTTTTAACATCTAAGCCGAGATGGTATCGCAAAACCTGATTTGAATAGCTTGGTGCGCTCTCGATGATTTTATTTGCCACTTTCCAAGTACAAATCCACGGGTGCGTTGCGAGTCCCGGCAGCATTCCACGGTCAAAATCGGCATTGTGGGCCACGAGAACATCCTTCTCGCGGAGGTCCAAATATTCGATCGCTTCCGACAGATTGCGAGCATCGACAACATCGCTGTCTGTAAGGTGATGAACCGCAGAAGCCGCTGCTGGAATTGGTCTGCCCGGATCAACCAAACAAGATCTCTCCGAGACAACAGCCCAAACGCCGTCGACTTTCTCAAGCCGAACCGCGGCGATCTCGACAACGCGATCGGTTTCTGGATCTAAGCCTGTCGTCTCCGTGTCGATAACAACAATCATAGTTTTCCCTTCGCCCAGTTCGCCCAGCGATTCAGATTATGTGCTGCGCCTGCCGGTGTAATACCGAACTTGCGGCCGATCTGCGTAATAGTCGCGCCCTCTTGGCGCATACGAAACATGTCCAACACACGCTCGGGATGAAAAGGCTGATCCTTCGTGTATCCCGGCTGCGGTCCTCGACGCTTCTTTACTGCCTGTTCCATTATATCAACCACTCCTGAAGTTTGTCGCCGCTAACCAGTGCAGCCAGATCCATTTTATTCCGCAGAGCTTTGATGAGCTTCTCTTCCATCGAACCTCGAACAGCGAGGTCAACATATGTCACAGAAGAATTCTGTCCGATTCGATGAGCTCGCGCCTCAGACTGCTGTCGCTCGCTATTTTTCCAACTATTAGCAGCGTAAACCACAAGATGAGCAGCAGTGAGAGTATTGCCCTCGCCACCCACTGATTGGTTGCTAACAAAGAATCGACATTTGGGGTCTTCCTGAAACCGCGCTTTGGCAATTTCCCTATCGTCACTTTTGACCTCTCCCCAGAATCTCACTGTCGATTCTGCGCCGTATTCTTTCTCGAGCGCCTCTGCGATCTTCTTCAGAAAGCGCGGATAAGGTGCCCAGATAATCGCTTTCCCATCATAGTCTTCGAGCAGCTCCAGTAACGAGTCAACTCGATTACTTGGGATGTCATGAGCTTCACCGTTTTCATCTACGACATGGCCACACAAAATGCT